CTACTCCTAATGGTGTTGGTAACTGGTTTCATAAACAATGGGTAGAAGCAACCGCTGGAGGAGAATTTAATAATATAATGTTACACTGGACAGTTCATCCAGATAGAGATGACAATTGGAGAGAAAAACAAACCGAATTGTTAGGTGAAAAGATGGCTGCTCAAGAATGTGATTGTGATTTTATATCATCTGGACATACTGTAGTTGATGGTGAAATATTACAATGGTATCAAGAAACATATGTAAAAGATCCAATTGAAAAAAGAGGATTTGATTCAAATTATTGGATTTGGGAATATCCAAATTATTCAAAAAACTATATGGTAGTAGCTGACGTTGCCAGAGGCGATTCAACAGATTACTCAGCATTTCATGTATTTGATACAGAACAATGCAAACAAGTAGCTGAATATAAAGGTAAAATAGGAACTACTGAATATGGTAATATGTTAGTATCAGTTGCAACAGAATATAATAATGCATTGTTAGTTATTGAAAATGCAAATATAGGATGGGCATCTATTCAGGTAGCGTTAGACAAAGGATACCAAAATTTATATTATAGTTATAAACAAGATGGATATTTAGATGAAGAAATACATTTAAAGAAAAATTATGATCTTAAGAAAAAGTCACAAAAAGTACCTGGATTTTCAATGACATCAAGAACACGTCCATTAGTAATATCTAAATTAGAAACATATTTTAGAGATAAAACCCCATTAGTACATAGTAAACGATTAGTAGATGAATTATTTACATTTATTTGGTTAGGTCATAGAGCCGAAGCCTCTAGAGGATATAATGATGATTTAGTAATGTCATTTGCGACAGGACTATGGATGAGAGATACGGCATTAAGATTACAACAACAAGGAATGGATTTGAATAGAAAATCATTAGGAGGTATTGGAAAGTCTGATGCTGGAGTTTATTCAACAAAAACAGATTTTAAAGGAACAGGTTGGGACTGGACATCAGGAGATAAAGACAACGACGATTTAACCTGGCTTTTAGATCAATAACATATTTATATAAAAGTAGAAAATTATGGCAAATACATCATTAAGATCTAGACTTAGAAGACTCTTTTCAACAAACGTAATAGTTCGTAGAATTGGTAAAAAAAGACTACAAGTTGTAGATTCAAATAAGTTACAATCACTTGGTAATATGAGACAAACCAAGTATATAGATAGATTTTCAGGAATACATACAAAAACTCCAGGATGGGGTACTACTAATGCAACAGCAAATTATCATCAAAATCGAGTAGAATTATATACAGATTATGAAGGTATGGATATGGACCCAATTATTTCTTCTGCATTAGATATATATGCAGATGAATCTACAGTTAAAGATGCAGATGGAGATACTCTTACAATTAAATCGCAAGATGATAATATAAGAAAAATATTAAGAAATTTATTTTATGATGTATTAAATATAGAATATAATTTATGGCCATGGATAAGAAATGCATGTAAATATGGTGATTTTTATTTACATTTAGATATCAATGAAGAAATTGGTATTGTAAATGTAGTTCCAATGTCTTCATACGAAATGAGACGTGAAGAAATGTTTGATGATCAAAATCCATATGCTGTTAAATTTTTCTATGAAGGACAAGCTAATGTAGGAGGCTTAGGAGGAAATTCACAATTAGAATATGATCCATATGAGATTGCACATTTTAGATTATTATCTGATACTAACTTTTTACCATATGGTAAGTCAATGTTAGAAGGAGCTAGAAAAATATTTAAACAATTAATGTTGATGGAAGATGCTATGTTATTACATAGAATAATGAGAGCACCTGAAAGAAGAATATTTAAAATTGATGTAGGTAATATACCACCAAATGAAGTTGATTCACATATGCAACAAATAATGAACAAAATGAAAAAAGTTCCTTATATGGATGAACAGACAGGTGATTATAATCTTAAATTTAATCTTCAAAATATGTTAGAAGATTATTACTTACCAGTAAGAGGCGGCGAATCAGGTACTAATATAGAATCATTACCAGGAACAAGTAATGATGGCCAGGTAGAAGATATTGATTATTTAAGAAATAAAATGCATGCAGCCTTAAGGATACCAAAAGCCTTTTTAGGTTATGATGAAGGAGTAGAAGGTAAAGCAACATTAGCAGCAGAAGATATTAGATTTGCAAGAACAATTGAAAGAATACAAAAAATATTTACATCTGAGTTAACTAAAATTGCAATTGTACATTTATATACACAAGGATATACTGATGAAGACTTAATCAACTTTGAATTGACATTAACTAATCCATCAATTGTATATGAAAAACAAAAAGTAGAATTGTTAAATGAAAAACTTGGACTAGTTTCAAATTTTAAAGAATCAGGAATGTTCTCTGAAAGATATATTTATGAAAATGTATTTGGTATGAGTCAAGATGAATGGAACTCAGAACAAGAACAAGTTATTGAAGACTTAAAAGAAGAATTCAGAAAAGAACAAATCAAATCAGAAGGTAATGATCCTCAAAAAACAAATCAGTCATTTGGAACACCGCATGATATAGCAGCAATGCATATGCAAGGTAATGTTGATATTCCAGGCCAACAAGATGAAGGAGCTGATAATCCAGTAGCCGGACCAGGCCGTCCAAAAAAATATGGAGCATTCGGAAGAGCTAATTCCGTATATGGTAGAGATGCAGTAGGTGCAAAAGGACAGGATAATGCATTTGATACAGATAAATCTCCATTACAACACAATTATAGAGGAGGTTCACCGCTAAGTACGGAGGCAATAGCTTTTGCGACTATGCTACAAAAGAAATCTAAACCATCATCAATTCTTCAAGAAAGTCTTTCAACAGTGAAAGTTGATCCTGATAAAGGTACGTTACTTGATGAGGATGCTCTGATTCAAGAAGAAAAAGCGTAGTGAAAGTTATAAATCTCCATATTTATTTAAAAATAGATAGCAATAAAACGGGACGATATGTCAATGAAAAAAATTAAGCATTCAAAGTATAAAAATACAGGTATTCTTTTCGAAATGCTGGTAAGACAAGTTGCTGCTGACACTATGCATGGTCGTAAAACAAAAGCCTTACCAATTATTAAGAGGCACTTCAAAGCCGGAACAGAATTAGGAAAAGAACTACAATTATATAGAACACTTCAGGAAGAAGAATTTAAGACAGAGACTAGCGCGCAAAAATTTTTGCAAGCCTGTGTTACTGCAAGAAAAGCTTTAAATGAAAGTGCATTACGTAGACAAAAATATAATCTTATAAAAGAAATAAATGATCAATTCATAGTTGATAATTTCTTTAAAGCTAGAGTATCAAATTATAATATAATGGCTGCAGCATATAAATTATTTGAATATGCAGAAGTTGATAATCCAGCTCAAATAGTAAGATCAAAATCTACATTAGTAGAACATGTATTAAGAAATACACTTGCAAATCCTAAACGAGTTAAAAAAGGAAATGTAATAAAAGAAACATATTCGGTACAACCAAAAGATGTAAGACTGCTATCTTATAAAATGTTGATTGATAAATTTAATGATAAGTATAATGGACTTAATCAACGTCAAAAGAATATACTACGTGAATATATTAATAATGTAACAAATACAGTTGCCTTAAAAGAATTTATTCAAACAGAAATTCCTGTTATTCAAAAAGAATTAAAACGATCATCTGCTAGAGTAGGTTCAAAAATTGTTAAAATTAAATTAAATGAAGTTAATAACATGTTAACTAATTTGCAAGAATCTGGTATTGTTAAAGATAAAGATGTTTTAACAATGTTACGTTATTATGAATTGATTAAGGAACTTAAAAAAGTGGAGACTAACTAATGAGTGCTAATCCATCACAAAAAGAAAATTGGTTTGCAAATTATACTACCGGATCATCATATGGTGCAAACAAAAGAGAACCAGGAAAATATATTGATGCAATATCAGTACCTGCAAGTACTACTATGAACGTTGATGGAAAAGGATATGGAGCAATATTAATAGGTAATGCATCCAATCTTGGAGTAACAGCATCTAATGGTACAATTATTACTGCAGGAATGACAGCTGGTAATATGTATGAAATTGGAATTAAACAAGTACAAATTGGTTCAACAGGAAATGCAACTATATTTAGACTTAATAATGCAAATGGCGGATAGGAGTTAATATATGAATTATTTAGACAAATTTAAAAAATATTTAAAAGAAACTGAAG